AAACCTGTCCGTGTTGGCTCCCGCGTCTTCTGGGACTCTGCTGAAGTTGAGGCCTGGGTTCAAGCTCAAAAGGATCTGCGCACGCAGGAGGCCTGATGCCCCAATACTTCAAAGACCTGGGCGAAGACCTCGTTCGTCACGGGTATCGTATTGTCCCGTTGCCGCCCGGTTCCAAGGGCCCGCGCATGAAGGGATGGCCGCAGGCCTCGCTAACCGTCGAGGACGTGCGAAGGATGGCCTCCAACGGCTCCGCGCAGGCTGGCGTAGGTGTGATAGCCGCGAGCACGCCAGCGATTGACGTAGACATTCTGGACCCGGGCATTGCGCAGCGCATGTCTGACGAGATCGACCGGATCTTCGCCGGCCAGTCGCTGATGACCAGAACCGGGATGGCGCCAAAGTTTCTTGTACCGTTCCGTTCCGATACACCGTTTCGCAAGATGTCGTCCGCCATTTACACGGATGGGAAAAATGAGCACAAAGTTGAGATACTCGGAGACGGTCAGCAGTGGGTTGCCTACCACGTACATCCGGTCACCGGAAAGCCTTACAGATGGTTCGACGGACTTGGAGATGATGGTTTGCGAACTGTTTCACGTGAGAGCCTACCGTCTCTATCCCGAGGAGATGCTCAGCTGGTTATTGACGCATTCGAACGCATTGCGTCCGGTATGGTTGCAACGGGAAAGTGGTCTGTACGAACCGTGGGCGCACCAGATCAAGGATTGCGCGATGTGGCTGCGTCTGATGATCCGTTCGAGGATCAGCCGGTAGGAAAAACGGAACCGGAAGTAGCGCGGCTGCTGCGCGCGCACCCGAATGGTGACGCGTCCTACGAGCACTGGTTCAACGTCATCGCGGCAGTGCATCACGAACTGTCGGACGCGGGGCGCGATCTGGCGTACGAATGGTCTTCGTCCAGTGCCAAGCACACCGACGAGAAGTTCGACACGACCTGGAACAGCCTTGGGCGTTACACGGGCCGCCCCGTCACGCTTCGCAGTTTGCTGAAAGTCGCAGGCGCGGAAGAACACAAACCGCGCGCCGACGGCTCCGCTAACCCGTTTGCGGTTCACGAATGGGGTTCCTACAAGCAGAATTACCTTTCCACTCCGTGGATCATCAAGGGCGTCCTGCCGCAGGCCGAGGTAGGCATCCTGTACGGCCAGTCGGGTTCAGGGAAGACCTTCTTCGTGCTGGACATGGCGGCATGCGTCGCGCGCGGCGCGGAATGGCGGGGGCGCAAGGTCAGCAACTGCCGTGTTGTCTACGTCGCGGCTGAAGCACGCGAGGGCATCAAGAAGCGCATGGATGCCTACGACCAGCATATATGCGCCGACGGTGCGCGGCCTGACATCATCGCGTCAGCACCGAACCTGCTATCGACGGACACGAAGCAACTGATCGAGGCTATTGGCTCTGCTGGCCTGATTATCCTCGACACGATGGCCGCTTCCCATTCAGGTGATGAGAACAGCGCGAAGGACATGGGCCTCTTCCTGGCTGCCTGCAAGGACATCAGCCACGCTACGGGCGCGATGGTGCTTGCCGTACACCACACAGGCAAGGAAGACAGCAAAGGTATGCGCGGCTCGTCAGCACTGTTCGCGGGCGCCGATTTCGTGATGGAGATCTTCAAGAACAAGGTTGGCGACCGTTTCGAGCATGGCGCCATGCTTTCCAAATCGCGGGATGACGTAACGGGAACCAGTTTCGGGTTCGAACTGAAGCGCGTAACCGTCGGCGTAGATGACGAGGGCGACGAGGTAACCACGTGCGTGATCGAGCCGGTGCAGAAGGAGGTCAGCAAGACACCGAAGCGGCCCCGCAAGCTGGCGAATCTTGAGGATTCGCGATACGACATGCACAGGGAAATACTTACAATTTTCGAACGCATCACTGACGAATCGCCTACCAAGGTGGTGACTGATGATCAGTTGCTGGACGCTATCATCAAGAAGTTTCCGAGCAAACTCAGACGCAACATGGTGCCCCTTGTGCTGAGGTTGGAAGAATTTGGCGTAATCCGCCGAACCGAAGCCGGGCTTAGCCTGGCGGACGATGACCTTGACGCTTGCTGACTTTGGCTGACTTCTTGCTGACGTTGTTGCTGACTTCTTGCTGACTTTCTGATGTTGCTGACGTGTCTATAAGACGTCAGCAACGTCAGTAACCTCAGCAAGCAACTTTACTGAACGGAGATTTGACGATGAACTACGACTGGGATAACTGGGCTGACGAAACTGTAAGGGAAGTGCTTATCATCCAGACACTGAAACTTATGATGAAAGAGCGAAACACGGACAGCGTGCCGGAAGATGAATTGATCGCCCGCCTGGTCGAAGACCTGAACGGGATGAGCAAATGAGAAAAGACGACTCAGTCCTGTGCGTGTGCTGTGGCCAGGAGTTCAGCGTGCGCCTGCTGGAGCTGGTGAGGTGGGAAGGGCCGCTCTGGTGCCAGCCGTGCATCACGTATGCCGATACCGAGCTGGCAGAGGCCGCCTCGCGTGCGAGGAAGGCGCAGGAGCCGTTTGTGGAGAGGGAGTAAGGGGTAGATAGCAGAACGCCCCTTGCGGGGCGTTGTAGGGGGTTTTACGCTGCTTTTTCGAACCATGCCTGTTTGCTCATCGGCTTGTCGTCGCAGCGCTTGCAGATCGTGAGGTACGTTTGATACTGAAGTTCGACGTACCCTTCGTACGTGCCCTTGTAGCCGTTGCGACGTGCGTAAGCGTGTTGCGATGCGAATTTCGAGTACATGGTGTTTCTCCTTCGTGTTGTGTTATCCAGTGACTCCACTATAGCAATTGCAAAACGGAATGGCAAGCCTGAACTGGAAAATTTCTCCAGTTCGAGGGTTTGTCCTAGTGGATGGGCGCGAAGCCGATTGTGTTGAGTTCAGGGTTGGCGAGGAGAAAGGAATCGCGGTCAGGGAATCCGGCTTCCGCTGCCAGCGCATCGGCGCACATCTCCAGCGTAGGCAGGCCAGCACAGTCGATGAAGCCGATCATCTCGTCACCGGGGATCAGGATGGCGTAGCGGGTCATTTCGACTCCAGAACGATGGCCTGCGGTTTCAGATAGTCCAAGCTGGCGGTGTGCTTCACCAGCAACTCCACCTGAGCCCGCAGATGAGCAAGCTCCAGGTCGGATCGCTCCCGTGCTGCGCGGTAGCCCGCTTCATAGCCACGGTTGAAGCCGTATTCGTAGTCCGCGCTCATGTCAGCACCACACCACGTGGCGGAAGTCGACAGTACGACGGATGAGCCAGTGCCGGCGCATTTCAGGCGCTTCCATGTCGGGGCAGGCAACTTCCATGTAGGCGTTGGCGAGCAGGATGAGGACGGTGTGAAGGGTTGAGAGTTTCATGACGGTCTCCTTACCAGAGTTTCGTGATGCTGCGGATGGTGCCGTGCACGTTGCCTTCCAGTTCCAGCCATGCGATCAGCTTCTCCTGCGCTGCGTCGCGCGAATCCGCGTCTTCGACAAAGCGTGCAGCGCGACCGTTGACCTCAATGACGATTTCGTAAGCGAACATTTTGTCTCTCCGTTGTTGATGACTTCACTATAGCAGTTGCAAAACGAAATGCAAGAAAAACAAATGCAACTGCCGCAGTTACGCATTATGGACGCGCGAGCGGGGGCGCCAAGTCTTGGTTAGTGAGTACTAACTTCGAATCGCGATTTGCGATTTGGTGGCGAAATGACCTCCTTTGCGCGTCCCGAAAATATCGATGGTCGGCGCTCGGCGGATTTTCCGGAACGAGAATCGTTATCACCTGATAATGGTTGCCCAGGCCAGCAAATCGCGGTCTGATAACGCGTCTGTGCATTTGCACTTTCAGAAAAGCCAATAGAATCAACGACTTACGATTTAGTTAAGCGAACGTTTAATTTGACATAATGAGCACTAACGATGTAGCGGGTGATTCCCATTCTCATGAAACCGATTCCAATTAGGGTTTACCCTTAGGTTTAGGCTGATATATCAGGAGAACGAGAATCATTCTCAAACTCTGGGACCCGGCGGCCCTCCTGCCGGACGGGTGGGTAAATTTGCAGACCCTCTTCCCAAACCGCGAACCGAAAAAACATTCCGTAAACCTTTTGTAAGGATAGGCATGCCATAATCGCGCGAAACCCCCAGGAGGGAATATGGCAAACGGATACGTGAAGAGCGTCGCGCAGGACCCGGTACAGATCGTGTTCCCGCTGGCCGTGACATTGAACCGCATTGGCGGGCATAGCCGGGTGGCGGTGTACGGGCATCATCCGAGCCCCGTGGTCGCGGGCAACGACGTGTGGGAAGGCGCGAGCGTGTACCCGTTCCAGGCGGCGGCGGTGACGCTGGAGATTCTCTCAGCGAGTGCGAACGACACGGCAGCAGGCACGGGCGCCCGGACGTTCACGCTGACGGGACTGGACGCGAACTACAACTCACAGACGGAAGTGCTGACGATGGTGGGTGTGACGCCCGTACAGACCACGAAACAGTATCTGCGCGTGAACAGCCTTGTGCTGGCCAGTGGCGGGAGCGGTCAGACGAACGCGGGGGACGTGACCTTGCGCGTGACGGGCGCGGGCGCCACGCAGGCCATCGCGCGCGCCGGGTACGGGTACGCGAAGCAGGCTATCTACACGGTGCCGGCGGGGTTCACGCTGCTGGTAACGGATCTGTTGCTGGAGTGCGGCGGCACGGGTGCGGCGAGTGATATCGTGTTCAGCTTCACGCGGATCAATGCGGTGGCGAACACGATAGTGACGACCAGCGAATACATCGCGGGGCCGTTGTTCCCGGTTCAGCGCAGTGTGATCGTAGGGGCGCTGGTGGCAGAGAAGACGACAGTCACGAACCGGATCAAGGCGGTAACGGGCACGGTGGACGGATTCAGCGCGTTCGAGGGGATTCTGATCGACAACGTGGATCTCCAGTGACAGGACTCACAAGCGCGGCCACGCTGCGCGTCATCTCGGAAGACCGGGCGCTCGCAAGCGCGATGCTCTTCCCGCACCGGCATCCGCAGGCCAGTCCTCCGTTCCACGTGCGGATCATGGACGCGTGGCGAAGTGCAGACGAGCTGGTACTGATCGAGGCGTTCCGGAGCGCTGCGAAGTCCACCCTCTCGGAAGAGCATCTGCTGATGGAGGCATGCTTCGCCAACTTCAACTACTGTCTCATCATCGGCGAGACGTACACGAAGGCGTGCCAGCGGCTGGAGGCGATCAAGAACGAAGCCGCGAAGAACATGAAGCTGCTGACGCTCTTCGGGAAACTGACGGGGCATCGCGGGCGCCTGTGGAACGAGCACCAGTTCGAGCTGCCGAACGGCGTCCTGCTGGAGGCGCACGGGTGGGAGGAGGAGCTACGGGGCTTCAAGTGGCACGACTGGCGCCCGGATAGAGCGTACCTGGACGACATCGAGAACGAAACGATGGTGAAGGACAAGGCGGCAGTGGACGCCACCTTGCGCAAGCTGTATCTCCAGCTGATCCCCGCAATGGACAAGGAGAAGCGCAAGGTGCGGGTCACACAGACCCCGCTGGCGGAAGACTGCCTTGTGTCGCGGCTGCGCGCGGACGACCAGTGGACGACGTTACGCTTTCCGATCTGCAACGGGGATATCGATGACCCGACGACGGAGGCGCTCTGGCCGGAACGCTTCCCGATGGACTGGATCCGGAAGGAGCGCGACCGGTACGAGAAGGCAGGGCAGCTCCGGGGATTTTTGCAGGAACTGATGCTGATGGCGATCGGCAGTCAGGATAAACCTTTTGAAAGTGAGCATATCCGTGAAATCGCACTGGACCCCGCCCCATGGCTTCCTAAAACGCTTGTGGTCGATCCTGCTCGCACCGCAAGTGTTACTTCCTCTGATCGCACTGGCCGTGTTGTGCTCTCTCGTCTCGGAACCCGTATCTACGTGCACGCAAGTTCCGGCGAGTACTGGAAGCCCGACCAGATAATCGCGGATGCATTCGACACGTCGCGCCGGTTTGATGACGCGAACGTCGCGATTGAAAAGAACTCGCTTGACGAGTGGTTGCTCCAGCCAATGCGCGCGGAGATGTTGCGGCGCGGGGTCAGCCTGCCGCTGAAGGCGATCCAGGCCCCGCAGGACCGGTCGAAAGAACAGTTCATCATGGGCCTCCAGCCGTTCTTCGAAGCCGGGGACGTGGTACTGGTAGGCGGACGCGGGCAGCACGCGCAGCTGGTCGCGGAAATACTGAACTTCCCTTCCGGCAAGCGCGACATCCTTAACGCGCTGGCGTACGCGCAGCGTGTGTTCTCAGGAGTTCCTGTTTATGAAGACTTCGGCAGCTACAACATCATCGACGGCTATGAACCTACTGCCCGCGATGCAATGGCGCTCTGCTTCAACGCGAACGGGGCGGAGACTACGGCGGTGCTTGTTTCTGTTGAAGGTGAGCGCCTCGCCGTGGTTGCCGACTGGATTTCGCCAGTCGTGCCAGCACAGGCTGTACCGGACGTGCTGCAACTTGTACGCGCAGCTTTCCCGCGAGCAAGACTGACCTGCTGGATTCCGGGCGACGTGGCGGACCAGGCGGACCGCATGCCGCTGATGACCGCCTTGCGTACAGCGAAGATGAACCCGATGCGCGGAGCGTATCCGAGCATGGCGCGCGGCGCGCTGTCGCCCATGATCCGCACGGAGATGAAGGGCAAGCGCCTGTTGCTGGTCGATAGCAACGCGCGGCAGACGTTGAACGCTCTCGCCGGCGGCTACTGCTATCCCGTCAGCAAGACGGGGCAACTCGCGGCGGAGCCTGAGCGCGGCGCGCACCGCACATTGCTGGAGGGGCTGGAGTCGGCAGTATTTGTGCTAACATCGCGTCAAAACACCTTGCCGGAAGACCTGTCTTCTGCTACTAATCCGCAGGGTGCAACCTATTTCACTTCACTCCCCCGGAGATGAATCATGGCAATTTCCCGTACGATCACCCCGAAAGCCCCTTCGCAAAACCCGGTTTCGTTCTATAAGGGCCAGCAGCAAGGCGGCGCGCAAGGCAAGCCTGAGAAGGTTGGCGAGAAGCTGCAAGGCGGTCCCCAGCGCGAACAGATGCGCCGCAAGGGGCTGTAAGTGGAAGGCAAGAAAGGCCGGATGAACCGGGTTTATACGGCCCCCGGAGTCAAGGCGTCACCTGAAGCGATCAAGAAGGGCGGTCGCTCGGAAGATCCCGGCAAGGGCAAGATGCCCATGCGCGGCGAGCGCACGTCGAAGCACAAAGCGAAGATGGGCGGCTGATCGTGGGCTATCGCGACCACCACAAGAGCGAAGGCAGTCAGGGCCGGGAGCGCGACACGCGCAAGACGCCCGGCAAGGGCGCCAAACTCCCACCGATGGGCGCGAAGCGCAAGATCGCACCTAAGAAGAGGCCAGCATGAAAGTCACGAAAAAGGATCGCGCCGGCAACAACGGGCGCAACTGGTCGGAATCCGTCGAACTGCGCCACGGTGTGCCGTGGGGCGGCAAGACGACGGACACGGTGTTCGGACGCACGTCGAAGAAGCCGGAAGAAGATGACCGGCCCGCGCGCACGCCGCGTGATCGTAATACCGGCTCGCCTTTGGCCAGGAAGCTCGCTGGGAAAGTCATAGGATGAAAGTCTGTCGATGCTGCGCGGTAGAGAAAGAATTCGCTGCTTTCCCTTTACGCGACGGAAAAGTAGATACGCGGTGTCTTGATTGCAAGGCAGCGTATCATCTGGCTTGGCGCGAAAAGAATCGCGCGAAAAGAGCGGCTTACGACAAGGCTTGGGCTACGGCGAACAAAGAACGTGCGCTGGCTACGAAGCGCAGATGGGTTGAAAAGAACCCTGAAAAGTCGAAAGAATGTGTTGCGGCGGGCGGTAGGAAGTGGGCTAAGAAAAACGTCCACAAGATAAACGCGAAGACTTCACGCCGTAAGGCGCTACGCCTTCAGGCTACACCCGCATGGGCGGATAGCAAGGCAATCGACCAGTACTATCTGATCGCGCGATTTCTGACAGAAGAACTCGGCACGCCGTTTCAGGTCGATCACGTCGTACCGCTTCAATCAAAGCAGGTGTGCGGATTGCACGTCCAGACTAATCTGTCGATCCTGCCGGCGGCATGGAACGCGAAAAAAGGCAACCGAACATGGCCCGGAAAGCCGTAAAAAAAGAGAAGAAAGAGGAAGAAAAGCCCGTCATCGAAACAGTCGATAGCCGGGCTATCGACGCTGAGCGCCTGGATGAAGAAGTCGAGAACTGGGCGGAAGACATGGGCAGCGACGCCTATATCGAGGCCTGCAAGCTGTACCCGAAGATTCAGAAGGGGTACGAGAACAAACAGCAGCAGTCGGACCGCGTAGAGGAAGCCTGGAATATCTACAACGCAATTCCGGACGAGAACCAGCAGTATACCGGAAATTCGCAGTGTTATGTTCCAGTAGTCAGAGATTGCATCAATGCGCGGTGCAAGCGCACGCTATCGACGCTCTTTCCCGCTAACTACAAGCACGTGGACGCGGTGGGTCCGGCGGAAGTCACGCCGTTTCCTACGCTCGCGCTCCTGGAGCATTACATCCGCAAGACGAATCTGAAGGATATCGTACGTGCGGATCTGCTTTCGGGCGACGTGACCGGCCAGTGGCTTCTGTACGTGGACTGGATGCGCACCACGCGCCGCGTGACGGAACTCGTCAAAAAGCCGCCTATCGTGGAAACGGTAGTTGGTGAAGACGTTGAAGACACCACGGTCGAAGAAGAGTGGGATGTCGAGGAAACGGAAGTAGTTGATGAGATGCCGGACATCACCCCGATGGCGGTGGATGATCTGGTGGTGTACCCGCCTACCGTGAATGACATTGAGCGCGCAACCGCCACGGCGGTACGGCTGCGTCTGTCGAAAGAGTCCGTCCAGCAATTTATCGATGAGGGCGTCTTCGTCGGCTGGAACGCGAAAGAAATCATGGACAATCTGAACGAACCGGACGGCGGTCGTCAGAAGAGAGTCCCGAACAAGCGCCGCACGGCAGATGCCGGCGTGCGTACGGAAGGCACGTACAAGTACGCCCTAATCTATGAAGTTCACACGAATCTGGAGCTGGAGGAAGGCAAGGGCAAAGAACCGGTCTTCGTCTACTATGCAGGCCCTGAAGTCATTCTTGGCATTATTCGCAATCCATTTTGGTCTAAGAAACGCCCGATCATCACGGCGCCTGTGGAGCGTATCCAAGGAACGATTTATGGCATCTCACGAATCGAACCGGTAAAGTATTTGCAGTGGAATATCAACGACTTCTATAACATGGGAATGGACAGTGCGCAGTACGCACTTCTTCCTATCGTGATGACGGACCCGCTTGCGAACCCCAATTACCAGTCCATGGTGATGGGCCTCGCCGCCGTGTGGTTGACCGATCCGCAGAAGACGCAGTTCGCGCAGTTCCCGGCCATCTACAAAGACTCCATCGCGCTTTGCAACTCCATCAAAGCGCAGATTCAGGAATCGATGGAAGTCAACGACGCCATGCTCGGCAAGATGCCGCCAGGCCGGAAGAACCAGGCGCAGGCCGCCGCGCAGGCGCAGGAACAGCAGTCGAACATCATCGACCACGCCAAACGGTACGAAGGCTGCATCCTGAATCCGCTGCTGGAGCGCATGTTCGAACTTGACCGCCAGTTCCGCACGAAGGAACTGACCGTCGTGACAATGGGTGAAGTCGGCGCGCGGGCGAAGCAGGAAGAGATTCCCGTTCAGGCGTTCAACGAGCGGTACTTCTTCCGCTGGTGCGGCACGGCTTACCAGACGGGCATGCAGCGCATGCAGCAGATGATTGCGTGGATGAACGTGCTGCGCGGCATCCCGCCGCAGCAACTGGACGGCAGACGTCTGAATGTCGGCCCGATTCTGGAGATGGGCACGGAACAGATCTTCGGGCCGGAAGTCGGACCGCGCATTCTGATCGATGAGCGAAACCTGTTCCACGTCGAGCCGTCAGACGAAAACCTGATGATGCACAACGGCATGCCGGCGGAAGTCCACCCGGCGGACGACGACCAGCGGCACATCGCGGAGCATATGCGCGGCGCGCAGCTGACGGGCGATCCGCAGGGCCTCTTCCGCGCGCACATACAGGCGCACCAGCAAGCCATGAACCAGAAGATGCAGAAGCAGTTAGGCGCACCGCAAGGCCAGCCAGGAGTACCCGGCGGCGCGGCGCCAGGCGTGGCCGGAACACCGCGCCCCGGCGCGCAACCCGGTCAGCCGCGTCCGCAAGGCCCTGCCGGGATGATTCATCCGGATGTCGTGCAAGATCCGCAGATGGGGCCACGATGAAAGACTTCTGCGCGCGAGTCACGCCATGGGGCACAATACAGACCGGGAGTCAGTTCGACTCCCTGTCGGCGTTCGAACAGAACGCAGTGCTGGCGCACGAGAGGGGACACCTGCACCATAAGCATGTGCGCACCCGGATTCTGTGGATGGTGACGCTGCGCGCGTTCTTCCGCACGGAAGCGTTCTTCGCGATGTGTGAGGCGCAGGAGTTTGAGGCAGATCAGTACGCGAAGGCGTGCGGCTACGGGCCGGGACTTGTCACGTATCTCCTGACGCACTGCCCCGGCGGGCGCCCCTCGATAAGCAAACGGTTAAGGGCACTCCATGGCTGACCAGTTCCTGATTACGCCTTACAAGGTGCGCAGCGCGGGCACCGATGTGCCGCCTGAAGAAGTGCAGGCCGGTATCAACTCGCTCGCGCAGCAGACGACATTAGCACTGAACACCATCGTGGCGGCAGGGCCGCAGGGTGCGGCGGGCGGTGACCTGTCCGGAACGTACCCGAACCCGACCGTGGCAGCGGTGCATGCGACTTCCGGCACGATGTCGGGCGTTGCCATCACGGGCGGCACGATAAACAATACGCCCATCGGCGCCACAACGCCGACCACCGTGACGGGCACCAGTCTGTTCGCAAGCGGCGGCGCGATCCCGGCGGTTACCGTCACGGGTACGCAGATTTACAACAGCCCGAACCCTACCGTCCAGTTCATCGACTCGATCCGCAGCGCGAACAATAAGAACGCGTTCATCACATGGGGTTCGACGGTTCTGGCATTCGGCTTTGCCAACGATGCGTTCGGCGCTTCTGTGAACGCCTTCACAATCACCGGGGGCCAGGCAGCAGGCATCAGCGGCATCACGTCGAACAGCGGCACGGGCGCGTGGGCGCATACAGGCGGGTTCAGCGCGACGGGTGGCATTAACAGCACGGCTGTCGGCGCGACGACACCTTCCACGGGCGCGTTCACCACGCTCACCGCTTCAAGCGGCATCAACAGCACGAACATCGGCGCGACGACGCCCGGCACCGGCTCATTTACGACACTGGCCGCCAGTGGTGCAGTGAGCGGTGCGGGCTTCACCGCGCGCTTCGCGTCGCCCGGTCCTATCGGTAACACGGCGGCGAGTACCGGCGCGTTCACCACACTAAGCAGCACGGGCACGTTCACGCCGTCCAGCACGAACGGTATTGTAGGAACGACAACGAATGACAACGCGAACGCCGGCAGCGTGGGCGAATTCGTCACAGCAACGGCCACAGCAGTTTCCGCGTCGTCGGGGGCTGCTTTCAACGTAACCAGCATCTCCCTTACCGCCGGGGACTGGGACGTGACGGGGATAGTCAGATCTAACCCTGCAGGGACCACGGTGATTCAACAACAGCTGGAAGGTATCAGTACGACTTCGGCAACGGTGGGAGCGTTCGGCACATTCAGCAATCTGACTATAACTTTCGCTGCCGGAAATGGCGCTGCTAACCCCACGCCAGCTGTGAGATTGAGCCTCGCATCCACTACGACGGTATTTCTGGTAAGCATCATGGTTTTCACGACCAGCACGCTTACCGTGGACGGATTGATCCGCGCGCGGCGCGTACGTTGACTTTTTGAAACAAACGCTATATAACCGGCGAAAGCCTAATCAGGGGAATACCATGCGAAAAACCCGTCTTAGCGCCCTGATCGGCGCGCTTTTCCCGTCTGTGCAGGGGCAAACCCCTAACATTGTGCCGATGCTCGGCGCACTGGCAGACCAGACCGGCCTCATCAACGCGATTCTCGCGATCAACCCGTGGCAGGCAACTGTCTACAACAACGCGACGAATACCGCCAGCTTTACAGCAACGCAATCGCAGATCATGGGGGCGGAGCAAACCTACCTCGATCTGACGGGCACTGCTGGCGCGGGCGTCGCACTGACGCTCCCCACGGTTGCTGTCCTTCTCGCAACGCTTACCCCGCAGCAAGCCGTGGTTGGATCTTCGGTCAGCCTTCGCGTGCTCAACAAGACATCGCAAACCGTTACGATGACGACGGCTACCGGTTGGACGATCAGCGGCACGGCGACCATCGCTACCGCAGTGTGGCGCGACTTCACCGTGACGATCACCGCAGTTGGCGCCTCGCCTACCGCGACGCTCCAGAACGTCGGTTCGGGCACTGCGAACTAAGGAACCCAAGTGAACAAGCTGCTTAAAAAACTCTTAGGCCTTCTTTTTCCGGGGATTGACGGAGAAACGGACGATGATCCCCTACCTGATGACCTGCCTGCATCTGATCCCGATGATGATATTGATCTGGATCTGCCTGCTGATGACCTGCCTGACGATCCTCCTGCACGGGCCGCATCGCGCCGCGATGATTCTGCTGAGCGTCTGGCTCGTCTGGAAGCTGAAGTCGAACGCCGTGGGCGCCTTGCAGCGGAAGCGCGCCTTTCGAGTCAGCCTGCGCCCGTAGACGCGGAGTACCAGCGCGAGGAAGAACGCCTGCGCAGTTCGGACACGACGGAGATGGAACGCTGGCAGATTCAGGCCAATCGCACGCTGCGCGACACGCAACGCCAGGCGCAGCAGGCGATGTTCCAGGCACAAGACATGTCGGATCGCGCGCGCTTCGAATCGAAGATCGCGAGCGAACCGCGCCGCGCGAAGTACACGGAGCGGGTGGAAGAAGAAGTACAGAAGGCACGTTCACGCGGTCAGCAGGCCTCACGCGAGGATGTGTACTACTGGATGCTCGGTAAGGACATTGCTGAGGGCAAGCTTAAGGCAAAGCCCAAGTCGTCCGCACCGGCAGTGCCGCGCGGGAAGTCGGCAGGAGTTCGCAGTGATGTACCGGCACGTTCGGGGCGCTCAGATCAGGACAAGCGTCGCGAGCGTCTCGCGAATCAGAATATTTAACCACGAAGAGGAAACCATGCGACACCTCAAAAAATTGGGCCTCTTGTGGGCCTCGCTGTTCCCGGGCGTTACCAACCAGTCCACCAGCTTTACGGCGGACGTTGAAGCGTACATTCAGGAAGAAGTCGAGCCGCTGGCACGCCGCCAGCTGGTCGCGTACCAGTTCGGCAAACCGCTGAAGCTGGACACGAATCGTGGCACGACGTACACGGCTTCGCGCTATCAGCGTCTGCCGCTGCCGTTCGCGCCGTTGCAGGAAGGCGTAGCGCCTCCCGGCGAAGCGATGACGCTGCAACAGGTTTCGGCCACGGCACAGCAATGGGGCGACCGCGTTATCATCACCGACGTGGCGAACCTGACCATCAAGCATCCGCTGTTCCAGCAAGCCTGCGAACTGGTCGCGCTGCAACTGCCGGAAACGCTGGAACGCAACACGTTCAACACGCTTCTCGCCACGACTCAGGTGAACTACGCGAACGGCAAGGCCTCGCGCGCGAACCTGCTGGCAACCGACGTGATGACGCCGCATGAGACGAACCGCATCGTCGGTTCGTTCCTCACGTACGGCGTCCCGCGCTTCATGGGCGACGAACGCGAAGACATGATGATCGAAGCGGGCGCGTATCGCGATCCGTCGAAGTCGCCCGCTGTCATGCAACACTACATCGCGCTCATCCACCCGCTGTCGGCGCAGGACATGCGCGAGAACACGACGGTTGTGAACGCATGGTCGTACAGCGACGTGAACCGCCTGTACAACAACGAACTGGGCCCGTTCAACGGCGCGCGATTCGTTGAATCGAACATGATGCCCTACTGGACGGGCGCAGCCGCCATCCAGGGTACGGCGTCCGCTTCGGGCGGCACGCTGGCAACGAACGCCGGCTACCAGATCATTGTGACGGCTTCGCCTGCGCAAACGTCGGTCGAACAGATCATCTATCAGGTGTCGAACGCGATCAGCGTGACGGGCCCCACGGGTTCCATCTCGGTTGTGATCCCGAACGTGCCGAACTACGTGTTTAACGTGTACATCGGCACGTCGGCCACGCCGTCGAATCTGGCAACGGCAATCGGTAACGGCGTTCCTGTTACGGGCCCGCTGGCCGGTCAGGCTACGCAGTTGCTGCCGAACCAGACGGTTACGCTGACGGGTATCGGTGTCGCGCAGACGCCGCCGGCAGCACCGGCAACGGGCGTGAGCGTGTTCCCGACGATCTTCATTGGTAACCACTCGTACGGCCAGGTCCTGCTGGAGAACCCCGAGTTCCACTACCTGACAGGCGCTGACAAGAGCGATCCGCTCAACCAGACGCGCGTCGTATCATGGAAAGTCTTTTACGGGAGTATTATCCTTAACCAGGCGTTTTTGGCCCGTGTTGAGGCTGGCTCGGCGTTCACGCCGGGTTATACTGCCGGCACTGTGACCACACCGTAATAGGAGCTTAAATGCCCCCGCGCACGCCTAACACCCCCTCGCAAGAGGGGGTTTTTGAAGATGACGACAAGCCGGAAGTTACCGGCGCCGAAACCCCGGAACAGCTTAAAGCCCGCATCGCGGCGCTTGAGGCCGAACTGGCGAAATCGACCGCTGGCCGGCTGATCGCGGAAGAAGAATCCGCGCGTCTGTCCGCTCAGGCCCAGTCGTCACTCTTTACCGCCAACGTAACGGAGCGCTTCTCGCGCCGCACGGACGACGGTAAGGACCTCTGGTGGTATCGCATCGATCTCGCGCCGTGTGGCGGGATTGACATCCGCCTGAACGGTCAGCAGTACGTGCATGGCACGACGTACGAATTCAGTACGGACGTGTTGCGCAGCGTGAAGGAAATCGTGGCCCGCACCTGGGATCACGAGAACAACATCAGTGGTGCAAACGAAAACGCCTACAAGGTAGCTCAAGACCGCGTGTTGCGCGGTGGCGACCGCCGTCGATAAGAGGAAACGATGAACGAACATACCGTACTGGGAAACTTCCAGATCAACTTGCCCGCGCCGAATGGCGCTTCCGTTTCGATCAGTAGCTATGTGATCGAAGGCGAGACCCCGGAAGGTTTGAATGAACGGATGGATGTCTACCGCGAAGCCCTTCTTCGCCAGCAGGCGATTCTGGAAATTCCTGTGCTTGAGAAGGCTATCGAGGCGCAGGTGAAGATGCTCGAAGATCACCGCAAGGCGTACGCGGATCTTCTGGAGCGCTCGAAGGCAAAGTACAAGCTGACGAGTCAGGAACAGGCACAGATGACGAATCTGCCCGTTCAGATCAAGCAGATCGAGAAGTACCTCGATGAAGGCAAGGCGAAAATCGCTTCTGTGAAGAAGGCGGCGTAATGGCGTACCTCACGAGCCAGCAAATTGTCTCCTTGGCCTGCACCATTGCCAAGTGCCCTGGCTACGTCCAGCAGGGCGGACAGTTCCTGAACATGGCTCTTGAGGACCTCTGGCTTCACCGTGACCTGAAAATCAATCGGGTCACCGAATTCATCACTGTGCAGGCGAATAACTTCGGGCCGTTCACGCTTCCGCTGAATTACCTGCGCACGTACGATCTGTTCTTCGAACAGAACAACCTGCCGTACTTCCTGAATCCGATCAGCACGGAAGAGTACGACCAGGAGTTTAAAGACCCGTCGATTGCGAACTACCCGTATGAGTTCATGACGATCCTCGTGGACGAGACGACCGCGCAGGCGCAGAACTCCGCCGGCACGCTGTTCATCTATCCGCAGTCGTCCGGTCAGATCACGCTGACGCACCGTTACATGGTGAAGCAACCGGATATCACGACTCCGGAAACGTCGCCCGTGATTCCGTGGTTTCCGGATCAGGATTACCTCATCAAGGCGACAGCTGCGCGCCTGATGGACATTACGGACGACACGCGCCGGGAAAGTTTCCTCGCGCAGTGCGACGCGATGCTTAGAATCCATCTCATCATGGAAGGCGACGAACAGCAGGTAGTGAAGTCTGTGCGCCTCGATCCGCGACGCTTCCACACGAACCGCACGTTGAAGCCGACCAAAATCACCGACTAGGGGGCCATGTGGGAATTCGCAACGGCTACCCGATGCGCTTCACGCCGAAAGGGCTCTGCGATGCGTTCGACGCAACAGACGCTTTCCCCGGCGCGTGCCAGGCGTTAAGCAATCTCATTTTTGATCAGGGCAACCCGGAAATCGTTGTCTCACGCCCCGGTGTGGGTGCAGCGCTGACGACGTTCGGGAGCTTCACGGCACCCACCTTCGTATCCGTACAGGCGTCTATCGGAACGATGATCTACGGTATGGTATCGACCGCGCGCAATCCCGGTTTCGATGAGCCGTTCGCCTATAACAGCCTGACGAACACTTTCGTGACGATCTCCGGCGTGGTCGCAGGCAACGTGCCGGCCTCCCCGGCCACGTCCGGCGCGTGGACGCCACCGACAATGGCCGTAGTCAGCACGAAGATTCTCGTGACGCATCCGGGCTTCAGCGGCACGGGTACGAACTTCTTCGGCGTGATCGATATCACGAACCCGGCGGCACCGGCATGGAGTTCGACCGATCTCACGACAAACCCGATGGGCAAAGTGCCCACGGCTGTTGCGAACTATAACAACCGTGCGTACTTTGCCTACAACAGCAACCATCTGGCGCTAAGCGATGTGCTCGCGCCGACGGTGCGCACGAACGCATCTCAGGATCTGACGATCGGCGACACGACGCTGATTACCGCGCTGTCCGGCCTGCCGCTGACTACCACGTCTTCGGGCGTGCTCGGCGCGCTCGCCGTGTTCAAGGTGTCGCAGATCTGGCAAGTATCGGGCGACCCTGCCACGAACAATCTGGCGCTGAACTACATCACGCTCACGACAGGCAGCGTCGCGCCGCGCAGTATCGTCCCTTCACCCTTCGGGATCATCTTTGCAGGCGTAGACGGGCCTTACGTAGCCAGTTACGCCGGCACGGTTGGCCCGCTGTCGAAAACGCCGGGGCAGGGCGGCATGTCGGACGTGCAAGTCCCGTTCCAGAACGCGACGACGCCTTCGCGGATCGCGGCTTCCTATTCCGGGAACATCTACCGGATATGCATCCCGACAGTGATTCAGGGCATCGCGCAGACAAACGACTACTGGTACGACATCCGGCGCTTACGGTGGACGGGGCCGCACACGTTCACCTACGATTGCGCTTCGCAAGTCGGGAATTACTTCATCCTGTCAGGAGCGGACCACGGCGCGGCACTGTTCAAGAGTGACAGTATCCCCGGCCTGAATGACGTGTACAACGACGCAGGCACGAACCTCACCAGTCACCTGAAGTCGTCCACGTTCCCGAAGACGAATCACATGCGCCAGTTGCAGGTTGTCCAGTCTACTATCGAACTGTCGGCTTCCGGCGCAGCGGTGAACTACAACATTACCGCGATGGACGACCAGGGCAATACGCTCGGCTCGACGTTCATCATGACGCAGGCGCAGCAGACGATATGGGGCGCTTTCTCATGGGGCGGCGCGCTGTGGACCAGCAACACGAAGGTTCCGCACGTATACACGCTCGCGTGGAAGGCACCATTGAATTTCCAGAAAATGGCAATCGATGTTCTGGCGACCAGCGCTTCCGCGCTATCAATCGGCACGTTCTATGCCGAATACCAGGACACGGGCTTACTGAACGCGGGGTAACGACATGGCTATCATCGGCACCTTGCCGGTAACACTTCAGAACGGCACGACGGCGGACGCCACACAGGTCATGTCGGATTTCAACTTCATCGTTAATCAGGTGAACGCGAACGCGCTTCCGACATCCTTCGTCGCGCCGGGAACACTGATTAACGTGCAGACGTTCACGGTCAGCGGCACGTACACGCCATTCTCCGGTGCCACGAAAGCGCTTGTCTTCCAGATCGCAGGAGGCGGCGCAGGAGGCGGCACTATCGTAACAGGACCAGGACAGACAGCGGCGGGCGCGGGTGGCGGCGCGGGGGCCTTTCTCATAGGTTACGTGTCGTCGGGCTTGTCAACGCAGACAGTAACGGTAGGACTCGGGGGTTTAGGCGCCAGTGCATCCATCGGCGGCACCGGAGGGGCGACCACGTTCGGGACTATATTTAGCTGCGCGGGTGGTCAGGGCGGGAATGCCGGGAATGCAGTAACGCCGCCAAACAATAGTGGCGTGGGTGGCGGCAACGGTGGGGCGACTTCAGGATCGGGAACCATACTCGTGGGCGCGCGAGGCCAGGCGGGACAGTTAGGTTTCGCATTGAGCACTGCGTCAGTCGTGAACGGTTCCGGCGGTAATTCTCAATGGGGTTCGGGCGGAACTGCGTTATCGGCTACCGGATTGGGTTTTGGTGCAGGCGGCGCGGGTAACGGCGTCGGGCAGAACGCAGCCGCTACGGCAGGCTTTAATGGCGCACCGGGTTTGATGATAATTTTCGAGTTTGCATAAAAATGTGCTATTCCGGGGAAAAATATGGACCAGAGAACGCTCACCGAGGGCGATGTTAAGGCAATCGTAGATGAACTGGAGCGGCGCGCGGCGCAGCGCTTCCAGCTGAATATTGGAAAGGGCGTTCTCTCCCTGGTGTGGAAGGCGTGTTTTTATCTCATACTCTGGCTTGCGGCTTACGGTGCGGCTGGCGGTTTCGGGAAGTTCTTTAAATAGGAGCAATATCATGTCGTTTTGGGATCAGATCGAAGCAGATTACAACGCGGTAATCACGAGCGCTGACAGCGTGGCGACGAAACTCGCCAACCTGGTTGGCATCCAGACGCGCGCTCAGGAAATGACGACGCTGACCAACCAGTTCACGGCGATCATTGACGACGGCGCGAAGGCAACGCCGGACAAGGTGACCGAACTCCTGACGCTGGTGGGCAAGCTGTGATTCCGGAAGAGTTAGCCGCCTGCCTTGGGATTCCTCTCACTCGCGCGCAAACGTGGGCTGATCCGCTGTCTGCGGCAATGGCGCTTTATGCGATCGATTCGCCTAAGCGCCAGGCTGCGTTCCTCGCGCAGATCGGCCACGAATCCGGACGCCTGATTTACGTTCGCGAACTGTGGGGCCCAACGCCCGCGCAGGAGCGCTACGAAGGCCGCGCGGATCTCGGCAACACCGAGAAGGGCGACGGGTTCAAGTTTCGGGGGCGCGGCCTGATTCAGGTTACTGGCCGCACGAACTACCAGCGGTGCGGCGATGCACTGGTCTTGCCGCTGACGGATCACCCTGAACTGCTGGAGCAACCGGGCAACGCTGCGCAATCTGCGGCATGGTTTTGGAACACGCACGGCCTGAACGTCTCGGCTGACGTGATGGACTTCGAGGGTATCACGAAGGTCATCAACGGCGGGCTGAATGGGTATGACGACCGCGTGAACCTGTGGAAGATGTGTTGCACGACGCTCGGCGTCGGCGACGGCTACTGGAGTGAGTCATGGCACTAGACCCTATCACCGCCGGAATGGATCTGGCGCAAACCGTAGTCTCGCGCATCTGGCCGGACAAGTCGCAGCAGGAACAGCAACAGCTTGCCGCTGTCCTGTCTATGATTCAAGGCCAGATGGACGCGAACAAGGCGCAGGCTTCCAACCCGTCCGTCTTCGTGTCGGGCGCGCGCCCCTTCATCATGTGGGTATGCGGCATCGCGTGCGCGTGGAACTGGATTGGGATCTCCGTCGCCAAGGCAGTATGCGCGATCCTGCAATATCCTATCGTCCTGACGCCCGCTGACACGTCGGAGATGATGCCGATGTTGACCGCGTTGCTCGGACTCGGCGCGTACCGCACGGTAGAGAAAATCAAGGGCGTAGCCCGTAACAGCCTGGTGGATGCTCAATGAGAAACATGGTAAAGATCGCAGCGGGGATCGACACGGCGCCCTTGCTTCTGGCTATCGCGAGACAGCCGAAGTTGTGGAACCGGCACGATTACAGAAAAGAAGGGTACGAGAACAGCCCTCACAAAGGGTCTTCGGATATCTGGCTGCGATACAACGATGAGAAGCCGTTCAAGGAAAAAGGCGACTGGTCGGGTTTTCATGGGCCCCACGACCCTGTGTTTTACCCGGAGTGGTATGCGCTGCCGCAGGCTAGGCCGATTGTGTTCGGCATGATGGCGCGCGTGGAAGGAACTCGACTCGGCGGCATCCTGATTACCCGCGTGCCGCCGGGCGGGCGTATCTTGCCACATACTGACGATGGCTGGCATGTTCACCATTACAATACCAAACTGTATGTGGTACTCCAGGGGAATCCCCATTGCATTAATCGGGTGGAGGATGAACAGGTAGCGATGGCCCCCGGCGAGGCGTGGTACTTCGATAACACGAAGGAGCATGAAGTCGTAAACGACGGGCCGGATGACCGGATCAGCCTGATTATTTCGGTCAGGTGCGAGAAATGATCCTGCACCACTTTTCAGCTGGCGGTGTGTACGCGCGCGAACAGACGCTGGACGCAGGACAGGAAGTTGAGAAGCACGTCCACGACTACGACCATTTAAGCTACCTGGCTAGAGGTATCGCCACGGTGGAGGTAGACAGCGAATTGCAGACCCTACAGGCCCCCTGCATGCTAGAAATCAAGGCCGGAAAAAAACATCGGATCTACGCGGTAACGGATATCATCTGGCTCTGCATTCACTCGGAAGCGGTAGCAGATCCGGATATCGCCAAGGAGTAAACCATGCCTTATGGAATCGCAGCAGGCGTTGCCGCATCTGTCGCAGGGTCAGCCATCTCTAGCGCAATCTCGCCCTCCAGTTCCGGCGGCAGTGGAGGCGGAGGGGGTTACTATGTTCCTACCGGTCTTCAGCCCGCCGACCAGCAATGGCAGGCAATCCAGAACCAGAATTACAACAAGTACATGGGGTATGACCTCGACCAGTATGGTTTGGGTTCCCTGTGGAACGGCATTCAGGCCGGCCAGCAGTACGCCCCTGCATTGCAGAACGCGGCGAATCAGGCGGGCAACCAGTACGGCACCCTGGGCAACCAGTTGACAGGCGCCGCCGGCCAGCAGTTCGGCGCGCAACAGGGTTTGCTTCAGGCCGGTCTGAACACATACAACACCGCGCTCGATCCGCAGAACGCACTTTACGCTCGCACTGCGCAGCAGTTGCAGGACCAGACAGGCGCCACGAATAGCATGTACGGACTCGGCGCTTCCGGCGCGGGTGCGGGGATTGCGAATCAGGCACTGTCGAACTTCAACATTGACTGGCAGAACCAGCAGTTGCAGCGTCAACTGTCCGGTCTCCAGGGATACGGTCAGGCAGTCGGGCAGGCGGGTCAGGCAGCAGGGCAAGCCGGCGCACTCGGCGGCGCGGGCGCGGGTTACACGCTGCAAGGCGGGCAACTGCCCTATCAGACCGCGCAGGACATCGCAGCGAATCAGGGGCAACTTGCGAACACCTTCGGGCAGTTCCTGAACCAGAACGTCTACGGTCCCGGTCAGGCGATCCAGGGGCAGTACATCCCCTACGCGAATCAGGGGCAGGGTGCGCAGGCCGTCGCCTACCAGAACCAGGCGCAGCAGGCGGGCGCCGCCGGCGCGCTCGGCGGTCAGGCAATCGGGCAAGGCATCAGCGGCTTGGGCAGCGCGTACCAGAACGCCGGAAGCTGGGGTAACCTGTTTGGCGGCACGACAGGCTCATTCGGTGGCGGTGACTTCAGCGGCGCGTTCACGTCGAGTCCCTATTACAGCGGTGGCGGCAACAGCTACGGCTTTACCATGTAAGGAGGCATCATGGCAGGACTCGCGGGGCTTCCCTACTTCATCCAGTATCAAGGACAGTTGCAGCAGCAGGAACAGGCAAAGCAGCAACAGCAAATGCAGTTGCAGATGTTCCAGCAGGCGCAGCAGGACCGGCAACGCCAGCAGGCCGCGCAGGCGGCAGCGGGTAACGCTTTGCCTCAACTCCTGCAAGGCGGGATGCCGGCGCAGCAACCGCAATTTCCGCCTCCCCCACAGCCCCCCGCACCGGGCCAGGCGTCGCAGCCTATGCAGCAACCGCAAGGTGCGGCGCCGGGTGGCGCGCAACCCCCGTTGCCCCCTGGCGGTATTCCGCAAGGCGCGCAGGGGCAGCAACAGCCTATCCCGCCTTTCCGCCCGATGCCGACCACGCCGCCGCAGTCGATGGCTCCGCAAGGCGCGATCCCTGCGCCGCCGGCACAGGCTGCGGCAACCGCGCCACAACAGGGCGGCGGACCGCTGACGCTTCAGGGCGCGGTTAAGGTGCTTCAGGATCAGGGCCTGTCTGGCGCCGACCTGATGGCTGGACTGCAACAACTGACTCCGGTTCTCGATTCGGCATCGAAAGCACAGGCCGCGCAACTGCAACAGCAGTTCAATCAGGAATTGAAAGTCCAGCAACTGGGCGTTCAACGGGAATCGTTGCAGGCGCGCATTGACGCCGCGAAGCAGGCGTCGGAAGACCGACGACTCGGAATTCAGGAGCGGCAGCAGGCGCATCTGGATTCGCTCGGCATGCAGCGCGAAATGATGGCGTTCCGCATTCAGGAAGCGAAGGCAAAGCATGCCGCCGATCCTGACGGCAAGCTGGACAAGGAAACAGTGGATATCCTCGCCCAGCAAGCACTGGCGGGGGACACGTCCGTCTATCAGAACCTTGGGCGCGGGGTGCAGGGCGCGCAGAACATCGTTGCGATCCGCAAACGCGTGGCGGAACTGGCGAAGGGTGAAGGCAAGGGCGGCGCGGACATTGCGGCGGGTAATGTCGCGTTCCAGGGTGAGAAGGCGGCAGCACGTTCAAGCTACGTCTCAGGCGCCAAGCAAGCACAGGCAGCAGATGAGGCGAACACCCTGGCAGATCAGGCGCTCGACGTGTCGAAGCAGATCGCACGGACGAATTCGCCTACGATTAACGCGGGGCTAAACGCCTTGCGCAAACAGGGTGGCGATCCTGCGGTGTCGCGCTTTAACGTCGCCATACAGGGCTTCCGCAACACCTATTCACGCGCGATCAGCCCGACAGGCGCGCCCACAGTTCACGACAAGCAGCACGCCGACGAACTGTTCGACATGAATCAGTCCCCGGAAGCGTTCGCGGCGAGTATGGACCAGGCCAAGCGGGAAATGACGGCAGCACTCAGCGCGCCGGGGCACATTCAGGCGCAGCAGCGCGCGCGGATTGCGGGCGGTTCGAAGCCTGCGGCAGGCGGGGCGCCGGAAACGAAAGTCATCGGCGGCAAGACCTACGTCCAACAGAACGGTAAATGGTACGAACAATGAGAGAAGTCACCGATCCGGCACTTCTGGCGCAGCTTAACGGCGGCACTCCCGGCGGCAAGGAAGTGGCGGACGTGAACCTGCTTTCGCAGTTGAACTCGCCCGCCGCTCCGACGCAGCCGAAACAGAACATGGGCGCGTTCATCGGCGGCAACATCAGCGAAGGCGTCGCGGATGTGGCGGGCCTGCCGGTGGATCTGGCCAGTTCGGCTATCGAAGGCGTGAAGGGCGTCGCCAACCTCTTCGGTGCAGGACTGAAGGAAACCCAAGCCCCAATTGGCGGTTCGGAATGGATCAAGCAGAAGCTTACACAGATCGGTTCGATTGGTCCTAGCGCGGAACCGCGCACGCCGACGCAACGTGTAGTTGCTGCCGGTCTTGAGGCGGCGCCTTCGGCTGTCCTTCCAGGGGGCGGCGCGAGAGCACTGCCGCGTCTCGGCGCAGCCGTGGGCGGCGGGGTGGGCGGTGAAATCGGACGCCAGATCGGCGGCACGCCGGGGCAAATCGCGGGCACGGTACTCGGTGGCGGACTTGGCGGTATGGCGGGCGCAGAGCGCGGCATCCCGAAACCCCCATCGGAAGCCGCGCGCGCATCGCAAGCTTCCGGCATTCCTCTTACCCTCGGGCAGGAGACGGGGAGCAAGAGCCTCGTATTCAGTGAGAACCGTTTGCGCGAACTGTTCCCGTCCGCCGGAACCGCGCACGCCGACGAACTGAAGCAGGTAGAGGCGGGCGTGAACCGCATCAACCAGTTGGCAGACCAGATCAGCGCGCCGCAAGGTGTGCCGGGGGAAGCGCTCGCCACGAACATCGGCGAGAAGTTGCGGCAGGCGTACAAGAACACCGTAGACAAGATCGACTCCTTGCGCGAAACGACCGCGAATCGCGATTACGGCGAAGTCCGAAAACTGGCCGGGAGCAACCCCGTCATCGGTTATAAAAACACGATGGCGACGCTCGACAAGATCATTGCAGAGAACGCTAACGTGCCGTCCGCCGACGCGCGCAAGGTGGCAAAGCAGGCGCAAGAAATCAAGGACGCCCTGACGACTACGACGCCAGGTGCGCCGGCTTCGTCCATCCTTGGCCCATCCGGTAAGCCGCTAATCCCTGCCGCGCCGTCGGTTACTGGCACGGCCACGCATACGATTGACGACGCGATGAAGACGCGCAGCGCGTGGGGGAAAGCCGCGCGCCGAACGGGGAACATCTTCTCGGACATCGATCCGAATGCGAATCAGGTTCTGGCGAAGCGACTTTTCGGCGCGATCAACAAGGACTTCGAAGACGCAAGCACCGCGAAGACGCCCATTGCTCAGGCTTTGAAGGCCGCGAACCAGAATTACGCGAAGGCTTCGCAATCGCTCACGTTCGTGGAAAAATCGGCACTCGGCAAGCTGTTGGGCGAAGACGTGGCTGATGCCGCGTTCACAGGCGTACAGGGTTCGACCAAGGCGCCGGAGGCCATCGCGCGCCGCTATCTGAATATGGATCCTAGCCAGGCGAAAGCGGTTACGGCCATCCTCCAGTTGCATTCGCCTGAAGTGTTGCAGGATGCGAAAGCGTTCGTGCTGCGCAACGGGCTGGAACAGGCGCGTAACGACGCGCCGGGCGCGCCGCCTATCTCCTTCGCCAAGTTCCGCAAGGAGATGGATAAAGTGGTGCCCAAGCTGTCGCAGATGGGCTTCTCGGACCGGGACATCAAAGACATCAAGGACGTAACAGACACGATGGCGCGGGCAGGCGACAAGACGGGCGCAAATCCGTCGAAGACGACGGGCGCCGCGCACATGCTCAGCATTCCCGCACTGGCGGTAACGCATCCATTAGGCGCCGTGGCCGCAGTCGTGACGCCTTACGTTGCCTCGAAAGCGCTACTAACGCAGCAAGGCCGCGATTTGCTGCGCGCAGCCTACAACTCGACAAACGGTAAGGCGCAAGCCGCCGCTGTCGGTGCGCTTCGCGCGCAGTACGGGAATGTTAGTGGTGATCGTGATCAGGCGAGTCCATCAACCACCAACACACAACTGCCATCACCGCCGCAATGATATCCAGCCACGGGTTCAGGTTCATCAGTACCCTGCCGCGTGATAGTGACCGTACCGATCGAAGCCGTTCTGGTTCATGGGCGGTTCGTACTGGTATTGTTGAGGCGGAAGCGGCGGGCGGTTCCACTGCTGTTGCTGGTTCTGCTCATACTGCTGATATGTCTGCCCGTAATACTGTTGCGTTTGAGCGTTGCATTGCTGATAGGAGCCAAGGCAGACGGCGTGCGCGGAAGTGCAGGCGAACAGTGCTACGATTGCGATGAGTTTCATGGTGATCTCCCAGGTTGTTACGACCACTATAGCAGATGCAAAATGAAAATACTAGTGATTGACGTTGGCTCCAACGCGCTTGACCTGTGCATGCGCTGGCAGATGCAGGGCCATGAAGTGCGCTGGTACGACAAACCGCGTCCTGATGGTACCGACCGCCACGCGGGCGAAGGGTTCGTTACAAAGATCCGCGACTTCAACGAGCTTCGCAAGAAGTGGATCGGATGGGCGGATCTCATCTACACGCCCGACAACACGCACTACCTCGACCTGCTAGAGCCCTTCCGGCGCATCGGTTATCCGATCTTCGGCTGCAATCTCGATGCCGTCGAATGGGAACTGGACCGCGAGGTAGGCCAAAAGGTCATGGAAGATTGTGGGATGCCGTGCATCGATGGCAAGACGTTCCACGACTACGATTCAGCTATCGCCTACGTAAAAAAGCAGGGTAAAGCGTTTGTCTCCAAGCCGTCCGGTGACGGCGAGCGGGCAATGTCCTATGTTGCGAACTCGGCGGCGGATCTGGTCTACATGCTTCAGCGCTGGAAAACAGTCCCGAAATACGTCAAATCGGCCAAAGAAGACGGATTTATTCTCCAGGAGAAGATTGACGGGATGGAAATGGCTGTGGGCGGGTGGTTCGGGCCTGCTGGATGGTCCAAAGCAGGATGGGTTGAGAACTGGGAGAACAAGAAACTGATGAACGGCGATCTCGGCGTTAATACGGGCGAGATGGGCACTACTGTGCGCGTCGTGAAGAAGTCGAAACTGGCTGACCAGGTACTCAAGCCGGCTACAGATCATCTCCATCGCGTGGGGTACGTCGGCTACGTTGATGTGAACTGCATGATAACGCACGATGGAACCCCCTATCCGCTTGAGTGGACGATGCGTGACGGCTGGCCGATCCGCCACAACCTTACCGCATTGATCGAGGGTGATCAGGCCCAATGGATGCTCGACCTTGTGAACGGGCGCGACACGCTGAAGGTGAAGACCGATGTAGTCTCCATCTCCGTCCTGATGGCGCTGCCCGACTTTCCTTACTCGAAAATAACGAACAAGGAACTTTGCGGCATACCGATTTACAATGCAGAAGATATGGAGCATCTTCACTTCTCGGAAGTCATGATCGGCGACGCGCCCAGGGAAATAAACGGGAAAGTAGTCGAGCTACCGGGTCCTGTGACTGCTGGCGATTACGTATTGATTGCAACGGGCTTGGGCGACACGATAACAGGTGCTCGCCGCAGTGCTTACAGTGCGATAAAGAAGGTAAAGATCCCCAATTCTCCTTTCTACAGAACAGACATTGGAGCGGGCCGATTGAAGAAGCAACTGCCGGATCTTCAACGTTTGGGGTATGGGGTAGGTCTTTCATATTAGGATTTGTCATGGCAGATTGTGGACAATGCGGTTATGACGCCTCTAAATGCAGTTGTGACTTTGGAGTGATAAAAAATGCCAATGAAATCGAAAGCGCAAAGCCGACTTATGCACGCGGCAGCGGCGGGCAAGTCTTCCAAGGTGCCTGCCAAGGTTGGCAAGAAATTCGTGGAAGAGCAACACGGCAAATCCCTGAAACGACTTCCTGAACGGCGGACGAAGAAATGACCAGCAGAGCGCGAAAGAGCGGCCTGATTTCCGAACAGTCAATCAAGACCGCGCTGACAGAAGCCAAGGGGGACATCTTCCTGGCCGCGTGCGCGCTAGACTGTACCCCGCGCGAGCTTGACATCTTCATCCGTCGCAGTGCTGCCCTCCAGTCCTTCGCTGGCGCCATAGAAACAGTAAAGGTCGATCCGGCTTACTCGCGCATGAGTGCTGAGCAGTTCGAGAACCAGGTTGCGGATCTCATGCGCGCCTTCCGGGTAGACGGGATAAATGAAGTTCACAAGCTCGCCACCATGGAGTTCGGTGACAGTGCCGCGCTCGCCAAAGTTAAGCTCGATGCGGCACTCGCGCTCACCGGGAAAACGGGGGCGAGTGCTGGCAACAGTGAGACGGAGAACGCCCTGGCTGAACTCAATGCTCTCTATCATGCTAATGCCCCTCGAATTAAAGAGATACGGCAAACCGTCATCACGTTGCGAGATGATCGGGAAGTGACTCCACTAACGATCGAACAGACGCCAGATCGCTAAGCGCGCGTTGCCGCTTGCGGTCTACGACTGCCCAATCCGGCTCTTCAGCCGGGTAATGCTGGTAGCGCTTCAGGTTGATGTACCCGAACTTCCCCAGCTCCTCAATCATTGACTTGTGGCCGGATTCGATGATTTTCCACTTCGACACCGTGCCCGCCTCCAGCCACTCCCACGCGGGCAGCATCTCTTCGCGCTCCGGCGCGAGGCGCTTCTGGATGTACCAATGCTCGACCGGGTGAAGCGAATTTTTGATGTACTGCAACTGGCTAACCGGAATCCCGGTTTCCGTCGCCAGTTCGCTATTCGTGAACGGCTGGCCGTTGGCAACGGTCCAGATCCCGCGTAACAGTTCCGAAGTCGGGAAGCGTAAGTCGATGCATTCCTCATGCGTGGACCACGATACGGGGTTCGGAATCACGCCATACTCATTGTTGCGCCAGTTGCACTTCTTCAGACGGTCCATGTCGTAGGGCGCCTCGACCATGACCGTTACATCCGCCTTCGGGAAGCTGTCCGCCGGGTGCGTGTCCTGTTCAATCAGGATGCCGCCCAGGTTCGTCCAGCGCTTCAGCTGAGGCGCGGAAGCAGGTATCCAGCTGGCGTACTGCAAGACGGGCAATCCGTCGAGCGTGGCCGTCTTGAAGTAGACGGGTTTCAAGATCGTGTACCCGCGATTCAGAACGACGTGCGTGAACGTCTCGTACGCTTTAATGACCGATGCCGCGATGTCGGTTGTGCTGTAAAGCTTCATTTCAACCCCAAAGCCCGTTTCGCAAGTTCCCGTACCTCATCCGTTACCGCGTGGCCGAGGTCCTGCATGTCGATCAGGCGGCGCGCGAACGCTGCCAGGTCGATCACGGCTCGCGTGTCGCTGCGCAAAGGTGCGTAGAGGTTCTGCGTCGCTTCCATTTGTGCAGCGCAGCCCTTAAGGTCTGCCGGATGCTTTATCGTGTTCGGATACTGGACGAGTCGTTCCAGATGCGCCAGTCGAAGAGCCAACGCCTGAATGTGTTCCATAGCCCGCATCTTTTCTAGAGCTTGCAAGCGCGTCTCCAACTCATGAATCCGGCTTTCGGTCCACATCGTTTCTGTCGTCGCTAAAGTCACCATTTCTATCTCCTTCGCTTCATAGCCTGCATCAGAATTTCCTGAACCGTCTTCTTGCTCTCAAGACGTTCAAGTACGTCAAAGTCCACTGTATCGTTTGCCAGAATGTAATGAATAAATACCGGTCTATCATGTCCTGCCTGCATCTGGCGTGTCGGGCCGATGCGTTCGATAATCTGCTGGTGCTCTTCTAGCGACCAGTTGACAGAGAAGAAAACGAGTATATTTCCGCCATCCTGAAGATTAAGACCGTGACCGGCACTAGCAGGATGAGCGAAAAGAACAGGAATTTTCCCAGCGTTCCAAGCCCTGATAGTTTCTGGATCACTGTCCAGAACCCTGCCGCGAGGAAAAGCGGCAGTAAGGCGAGCAAGATCATGCTTGAAATGATAAGCGACCAGTACCGGAGCACCATTCGCCTCTTCAATGATGTCGTCAAGAGCCTGGATCTTTGCATCATGCACCTCCTGCCAGTTGCGTTGGTCATCGGTATAGATCGCGCCTGCTGCCAGCTGGAGACACTTCTGCGTCTTGCTGGCCGCGTTCAGCGCTTCGATCTCCGTGGGCCCAAGATGCCCCTCCAGTTCCAGGAACATCTTCTTTTCCATATCCCGGTACATCTGCCGCGCCTTGTAAGGCAGATCCACAACTATCCGGTTGCGGATCGGTTCGGAGAGATTGAAGTAGTCCTTCGCATCCAGCGATAAGCACACGTCGGATATGAGACTCTGCATCTCCTTCTGTGCGTGCTCCATCGGCTCTAGCCCAAAACCATCGTAGCTCGTACGAAACCACCGTTGGGAAAAGGCTGAGAACGATTTTCCAAGTCTCTGGCCCCCATCCACGAACCACATCGGCCCCCAAAGATCTTTCAAACCATTCGGCGCAGGTGTACCCGTTAATCCGATCCATCTGTCCACCTTTTTGTGTGCAACTTCCGCGAGCGCCTTGGCGCGCTTCGTACCCTGGCGCGTGCGGAAGCCTTTGAGTTTCGTTACCTCGTCCGCCACTATCGTTTTGAAGGGCCAGGGGCGGGGGTTGTACTTGAACCAGTCCACTAACCACGGTACGTTCTCGTAATTCATGGTGAAGATTTGAGAATCTTCACGAAGCGCTTGCGCTCTAGCCCCCGCAGATCCAACAATCGGCGTAACAGACAGCGGCGAAGACCACTTCTTTGCTTCATCAGGCCAGGTGCTTTGCGCAACGCGCAGCGGTGCCAGTACAAGCGTCGGGGCGTCATCGACCAGGGCCAGGGTCTCCAACGCCTTAATGGTGCTGACCGTTTTACCGAGGCCCATTGGGACAAAGGCATTGCATCGCTCCTTTTCCAAGATGAAATCACGAATGATTTCCTGATACGGTCTTAGTTTCATCGCGGACGCAGGCCCCATCCACAAGCGAAAGACAGAATCGCAATACCCCAACACAGAATAACAATTGACAGTCCGCTCATTCCGCCCACCTCTTTAAATAGTCGATATACATGTCAACCGCCTCCTTGGTGCGAAGCGTATGCGTATC